ACTTTCTCTTGTTTTTGTTATAGTATTCATATTAATTTACTCAGTTTTTTATAATTATTTATCAAAAATCAATATTGTTTACCAAACCCTATAATAGATTCAGTAAATGATTTTACAAATATAACAAAAAAAATTTAAATCATAAAGAGTATAAATAATTTTTATATATAAACCACAAAAGTCATAAAAATATTATTAACGATTGTCTAGATTTTAATTTGAAACAAAACTTAAGTACATAAAATAATTTACAAATTCAATGTGATTCGAAATCACACAAACGTATTGTGAATATTTAGTATTTGAATTATAAAATAGGGTTTAATATATAATTAAAAATACAAAAAATGATTACCCAAGAAATAAAAATAAATTTTCGAGACATAATAATAATAATATTAGTAGGTGTTTGTCTTTGGTTATATTTCAGACCCCAGAAAAATAATTTGAAAGAGTTTGACGATGATAACTTTTTAAAACAAAAAGAATTGAATTTGATTCAGAAACAAAGAGATTCTCTGTTGGCCGAACGTAAATTAATAGACTTGGAATTATTAAAACAAAAAAACTTATCGATTAAAAGGTCTGATACAATTTCATATTATAAGAAAATATCTAAATTTAAAGAAAATGAAATAATTCTGTTAAGTAAAGAATTGAGAACGTATCAAGAATTTTTTGATAAAAGAACCAAGGAAATTGATTATTTAATTCAAAATCCTATAATTTTACCAAAAGAACAATTAATACAAAAAATTTCAGAAAAGTTATGAAAAGGTTATTGATATTTATATGTGGAATATTATTTTTTCAGTATTCAGGCAACTGTCAAATTGATACATATCCAAGGTATTACGTTCAAAATGGAGACACGTTGGGAGTAATTTATACAATACAACAGGTACAAAAAATTTACAATGATCAAGTTTTATTAAATCTTTTCAAGGATGTTAGATTAGGGTGTGACTCACTTTTCAAACGTTATTTAGTTGTTGTCAATAAACATGAACAAAAGCATTTAGTTGATAAATTAACAATTGAACAATACGAAAAAAATCAGAAAGAACAAGACACTACAATTAATTTATTATCAAATAAGGTTAATAATTTAAGTATTGATCTTAAAGATTGTGATGGACAAGGTACTCTACAAAGGGGACAGATAGAAAATTATCAAAAAATGGTAAATAAATTAAAAAAAGACAGAGTATGGTTTTTAACAAGTACTATTAGTCTCGGTGCGCTTACATTATTTCTATTAGGTACTTTAGTGGGAAAATGAAAAAAAACGTTTCATCAATTAAATATATAATAAGTATAAAAAAAAATTCAGAAAAATGAATCATATTAGAAAATTTACATCTTATCAAAACAAAAAGTCATCTAGTAAAGTCATAAATGAATCTGTCCTTCAGGTAGATGATACTTATAAAGTCAGAGTTATAGTCGATGTTAAAAAAACCCTTGTAAATTCTTATGTAAAAAAGGTTTCCGATAATACACAGAAAAATCTTAGAGATTTTTACTCTGACATGGATATTGTTGAAGAATTGGTAAAACATGTTGTAGAATCTGGAATGAATGTTGATACTATACCTGCGACCATTCTAGTTGGTGGTTCTCAAACTCAGCCACAAGCTCAATCTCAGCCACAAGCTCAATCTCAGCCACAAGCTCAAACTCAGCCACAAGCTCAAACTCAGCCACCCTCAGAAGATGTTCAGGTACAATCTGAACCAGCTAGTCAAGACTTTGAGGAAGTCGAACAGACACAAAAAGAGCCACGTACACAATCTCAAGAAGAGGAAGAGGAATCTGATGAAGAAGAGTCGCTACCGACCGAATAAAATAACAATCTATCCTCAAGATGGGTTGTTATTTTATTGGACATTTGTCAGCTGAATATATGAAATGTTTGTTTTTTTGGATTTTCAATCCAAGTGAATTGCAAGTAGTGATGATATCCTCCAAACATTCACCATTTGCACCACCAACTATAGTTATTGTTGAGTCAGTGGTCTGAGCTTGTCTAAGTTCTTCAAAAATTTCATATAATTTTTTGGGTACATGAAACCAATTATGACGATTACCTATGTAAATTATTACCGTACCCTCAGTAGTTGGAAAATACTGACCCTTTTTCAAATTATTTTCTTTGGATTTTATTTCGTTATAGGTTTTGTCGCTTAAGATTTTTTTATAAAAATCGACATCAACATCATAATTGTATCTTTTTTCGATTACCTCCTTTTGATTCGGAAATGTATACAAATCATCATTTCCTTCGGCCTTATGGTCTTCATCGTATAAGTAATCTCCATCAACATTCTTTCCCTTATGGTGGTTATCTATAATTTGATATACATCATCAAAATTATTAGAATATTCTTTCAAAGACTTCAGATAATTATTCGAAAAAAAATCCTTGAACGATTTTTGGACATCGACTATAATTAGAATAGATCTTGGTGATTGGTCAAATTTTTCAAAACTCTTAATAAATCCCATAGTTACTTATATATTATAAGAATGAACCGATTTGATTCACAATTTCAAACTCATCAATTTTGAAGCTTATCAACATGATTTCTTGATAGTTTTCCGGGTCTTGTTCGAATACTACTTTTAGTTCATAAGGTGTCTGAACAATTTCTGGTATGTATGAGACTATTTGTTGATTTATCACATCCTCGACAGATCCGGCGGATAGTCTTGTTTGAAACAATAATTGTGGTAAATTAGTCCCAAGTTGAGTATCTCCCATTACATCCCCCTTGGTTGTATAAACCAATACTTGATATTTTTGAATTATAATTCTAATCAAATTATCCTCTATTAACTCAAGATCATTGAATTTATTATAATTCGAATCTATAATATAAAAATCGGTATAATCGAATGAAGACATGGTATATATATCAATTATTCTTGAATAGGTCTCTTATCTTTCCTATTACGGTTAGGCCCAGTATTACTGGATCAGTATTGGTTTCAAGTAATTTTTGATGTTCACAGAGGATATAATTCAATTCGAATAATTTTTCGATATTATCTCTTTTTTCGTTGAGAGAAAATTCTATAAATGGTCTGCCAAAAAATTCGAAAATTAGATCAATTCTATCTGGTCCCAAATTATCCATAGTCCAATGATAGATTTTTTCAAAATCTAGTGATTTGTCATATATTATATCCCACATTTGTTTTTGTAGTTTCAAATTATTATTTGAAGATTGGTGGGAGGATTCACCGGTTATTCTAAATCGGTCTACTTCGATTAGAATTGATCTTAAATCAGGAAATTTTTTATTTATTATTTTTATTAAATTTTCTTTTGGTATCGTGAAGTTCTCGGCTTGACAAATTTGATTAACTATTTTTTTGAAAATTTCAGATTTTAAATATTTTTCCTCTTGTGGGTTATGACAATCAAAATCCACCTCTACTAGTCTAGATCTTATTCCAAGACTTATTTTATTTATGTGATTAGTAGTAAAAATAAATCTTACATTTCTATTTGAATATTCCTCAATATAAGCTTTCAAAGCATCTTGATATTGTATGGAAGTACGGTCAAATTCATCCAAAAAAACGTATTTTATAGAATCTCTGGGTAGTTCATCTATCAAGTCTAAACCCATATAAACTTTTGAACAAAACTCATCTATTTTACTCCTAAGTGTATCTATGGACGTATATAAGGAACTATTGATTTCTAGATAGGGCTTATTTTTTGAATATTTACCAATCAATATTCTAGCCAACGTAGTTTTACCGGTGCCAAAATTACCATAAAATATAAAATTTTGCTGAATACCCTCTTCAAAAAGTTTTCTTATTCTAGGAAGTAATATAATACTTTCGATTGTCTTGGGTCTCCACCTTTCTGATAAAAGTAAATTTTTCATGAAAAATTATAGATTTACAAAGCGTGGAAGTTTTGATATATAAATTATGATAGGTGAGCGTTTTAATATGGAGGACGTATTTTTCAGAGACCTTACACTTTGTGTTTTGGACACTCTGGAGGGGGAGATTAATTGGGTGAATAAATTTTCATCTGGTGATATTAAAGTATCAGTTCCATTCTACTATTCTTTGACTGGTGATGATAGATTTTTATTGGATTCTTTCTCTGATGACGTCGTTTCAGACAGCAGATTTGTCGAACTAAATACGGACAAAATTCCCAGAGGTCATTTGACTCTGACATCTTTTGATATACGTTCGGATGAGTTTGCGAATCCAAATATATGGCTCAGAATGGTTATAGAAAAGGATGATGAGATCAGGAAAATGTTAACAAAAGTAAGGGCGGTACCAGTTACGGTCAAATATAATTTGACTATTTTGCTTGCAAGTGAAATAGATGTATTCAAATGTTCTCAAGCTATTATGGATACTCTGTGGATTTATAGATTTATGTATTTTGAACATAACTTTATGAATATTGATGCTGTGATGATGATACCAGATACCAATCAGGTCGATATAATCAGGGAAAAAAATCTGACTTCGGATAATTCGATAAAGTTGACTGTTGCTTTTGATGTCCAAACATATTATCCAGCATATAGAAAAGATCCAGACCCAATAATTTATCCCAAAGGGACAAGATGGTATTTACAAATGAAATCAAACGCTAGATCGAATAAGTCCAATACACCAAGAACCGATGATAGTAAGTTGATAAAAAGGAAATAAGTGTACGAATTTAATATATATAACCTATAGAGATACAAAATGTAAAAAATACACTTTTTTTATATAATATATACTTTAGAAAACTTAAAAATTAATTTTTGTAAATATGAAGAATCTCAAAATGGAGTTGTTCAATTTTAGGAAGTCCCTTACGGTAGATCAATTGGAGATGTCTACGATTCTTGAAGGACACATGAATGCCTGTAATGAATTATCGGAAAAGGTAGTTATTAATTCTTTAAATGAAAAACTTAAACCTTTTACTTATGATAAACAAGTCAAAAGTTTATTGGAATCATTGACTGATGACATGAATCAATATCAACTATTATATGAGTTGAAACATTTGTATAATGTGTTAGATAGTAAAAATCAAGGTCAACTTTATAGACAACCCATAAATGTTTTACTCCAAACTATAAATTTGGATTCTGACCAAGATAGAATGTCCAAAATTCTCAATGAATTAGCAGTTTATGATTGGGTTCCTGAAATTAAATTATTTGTTCACAATTTGACTAAAAATCCTGAGCAAAAAACTAATTTATTATCCGGTGGAAATGCTGAGTCAGTTTATACGATCGTAGAGCAAGTCGAGGATGGCTATCTTTGTATGGTGAGAGATTCTTGGTTTTTATTGACAGATGACAATATTGAAAAAACACTACTTGATAGTCATGTAACTGAAACAGAAAAACTTAAAACTCTGAGAAACTTAGAAATAGGCATGAGATATGCAACGTTGAGTGAAGACAAAATTAATTTTAGAATTTCTGAGAATTTAACGATTGGTTTATCAGTTAACAAGAAAGGTATCATCTACATAAACGATGATGAAATGAATAAGGAAACTACACTCGAAAGTTTATTTAATTCTCCAATTATTCCGATTGTTAATAAGAATTTTTATCCTATTTTACTTGAAACTTCACACAATCTCAATAAATTTGTTGAAATGGATGTTATTAAAAGAGTTTCCAATTTGGTAAATCCTTATTTAGAAGTATATGCTTTCAATTATAAAAATGCTATTTATCTTTACCGGTGTGACCAAAGATATGGTAATTCATTTTTTAAATATGAGTCTGCTTTGGAGCTTGTTAATGAAGTCAGAACAGAGTTAAATTTTGACTTGACTTATTTTTATGAAAATAATTTGCAAAAAGAAATTGTAACTAAAAGAAAATTAGAAGATAAGGAGAAGGAGATTACTTTGAAATTGGAGGATGTTCAGTTAAATATTGATAAAGTCAGAAATTCAATCCAAATGTTAGGTGAATCAAACTCTTTACAGGTTGCCCTTGGTAATTTGGGTAAGAGAAAAGATCAACTAGAAAAGGATCTTCTATCGGTTAGAGAATTACAATATAGAGAAAGAGAAAGAGAAAGGTTGAGTTAGTAAAAACCCCCTCACGGGGGTTTTTTATTTAATTAATTGAAAACAAAATTTAAAAAGGGCATATAAAAGGAGTAATCGAGGGAAAACTCAATATTTTACCTATAAGAAATAATCTTACTACTATTTACTTACAGAATAAAGACCTTTATGTCGAAATAATCATATCCAAAGCTCAGGGAAAGTTGACTAAAAAATCTAAATTAATGTTAGAAACTTTAGCCAAGAGGACCATAAAAAAAATGAGATATTATAATAATGATGATAGAATGGATTGCTATCAATCAGGATTATTGGATATGTTCTCAAACTGGCATAACTTCAATGAAGAGAAATCTGACAACGCTTTTGCTTACTTCACTGAAATCTTCAAAAGAGGTCTAGCAAAAGGATTTAACGAGATTTATAAGAAAAAGGGGGATAGTGAACACCACATTAGATTGATCTCAATAGAGTCATCTAATGATGGAATGGGTCTACATTCCATTTAAATTTTTCATACAAATATTATGTTAACATTTTTTTATAGTCTTTCTTTACTATTCATATGGGTCGAATATATCCAATTCAAGAAAAATATATTTTATAATGGGGACTTTATTCATATTAATAAATTACAATTGTTTGTATTTTCTATATCCAAACTTGTGAACTTCGTATCAATAATAATCGGTTTTTTTACACCACTTCATATTTATTATTTTTTAATTTTTGGTATTGAATGCTCTAAATTTGTAACTCTTCTTACTAGGAATCATAGATTCATAAACATGTATAGTTTAATTTCTGTGGCTGTGTATGTGATTATATACCTGATCATTTTTGTCCAAGGTGTTGTTCTGTTATTATAACAAATTCAAACCCCTTTTTTTGACAATAATCAATCATATATTTCCATTTACTTAAATTTTTATTATACATTTTTAATGAATATTCAAAATTTTTCAACTGTTTAGAGTTTGGATTTTCTACCAATTTTGGTTCTTTTGTTTCGGATAGGGGTTTTACTTCCGCGACGACTCTTGAAAATGTACCATCTTCCTTTTGTAATTCGTAATAAAAATCGGGATAATAACTATGTTCTGTAGTTTTGAATTCTTGTTTTTCCGAAATCCATTCGGTTTTGTGATATGGAATTCTTAAATGTTCAGCCCCCCAATTAATTATTTTTGAGTTATTATCTAAATAAATCATCATTTTCAATTCCAAACCTGAACGATAATATAATCCACCTTGTGAATTGAGTTTTATGACTTTGTCTTTATTATTGGGTGTAAAAAGTCCTTGTTTGTATTTATTGGGTTGTTTGGGTGCACTATTAATCACAATAGAATTTAATTTTCAATATATATTGATATGGGTATTCTTTTGGAAAAGGTAAATGAAATTTTGAAAAATAGTGGAAAGGGTATTGCAGATAATTTCAAGGAAAATTCTCTTTACTTCTACAATAAATATCAAAAATCGGATGACGAGGTGCAGAGTGTCAGAATCGAAGATATTCAAATGGGTCGATTTTATTTTTTTCATTATAGTGATGACTCCGATTGGATTAAATATTCACCGGTGTTTACAGTGTCTCAAAAAAAATTTGATAATTTAATCATCATTCTTGCCATCAATTTAAATTTTATACCCATACAAGTTAGGGTAAATTTTTTTGACCAGTTTTTAAATCAAAAGGATTTTGAACAAGATAGACCATTGAATGTTAATTTGGACGGCACTTACAATGAACTTTTGAAATATGGTTTCGAATATTCAATTATGGAATATAACCTTATACAGATGAAATTTGTACATAGAATTAAAATGAGCAAAATCGATACTTTTCTGTATTCAGGTCATCCGATTAATAAATATGACCCTAATAAACTTTATGAAATTTGGAAGACAAAAATAAAAACAAAATCTAAACGAGATAGTGAAATGTCTCAGGCTTTGATAAGTGATTTTTTTAGAATCAATGAGGATATAGATGAGAATTATACTGTTTTGAAAAACCACATTCAGAGACTTAAGAATAGTTTGAATAAATATGGTAGACCAACTTAGATTATAGGTGTATGTATATATAATATATAAAACAAATTTTTTAGGTAAAATTAATGGCTGGTAGTTACAATCCTCTTAATCAACAAACCCAAAATACTGTAAATATTTCATCCGCAGT